CAACAACATCTGGATGCTGACTAAACACTCTAGCAAACAAATGATTACCAGATCCTTGTGGACCAGTAACAATAAGTAATTTTTTTGCTCTTTGTCGCCTTCCTTTTACCACACTAGACCATGGTGCATACAAGGGACCGTCATAATCTTTCTTTGATTGCATTGGCGATGACTTCATGACCTAGTGAATTTGGATGACCATGCAAACCATCAAAATATTCTGGATGGTTATATCTAAATCCAATTATATCATGGATATTAGTAATTGGACTATCTATCATGTCTTTCCAACATGAGTTGATGTAATGATTATGTTTTGGATTATGTCCGTCAATACTCAGAAATACATATTTCAATCCTTTCATTCTAAGGTATGTTTGCATAAAAAATATATTCTTATGCATATTTTCCTTACCAATATGCATAGTCCACAATTCATTAGTGTATATTGCTTTTGCAAATTTCCATCGCTTTACCCTCCGCGATTCAAGTTTTAGATTTTGAGGTGTGATGGGAAGATAACCGTCTTGAAGAGGAACTTCGGTTCTAGTGTGTAGAGTAAACTGAACTACAACAGTATTATATTTTTCTGGGTTTGATTCTATTTCAGATATAGTATTTCGGACAATAGCATCATTACAGAGACCACATTCACCGATGTTATGGGAATCAAAATATGAAGAAAATCTTTCTTTAGTTGGGTTACTTAGTTCGTCACCATATGTAAATGAACAACCACTGAACAATATCATTTATTTGCGTTGTACTCCTTTTTCGTTTTGAAATAAAGTTTATAATATGGTCTTTTCATTTCTTCAAGGACTTTCATATCCTCTTCAAAACCCATATACTTACAAAGTTGATAGGACCCTTCTAACTCACTAATCAATCTTAGAATGTTAGCAGGATGTTTCTCAAGTCCTCCAAAATCATATTTACTCATCAACAACACTTAGATGGTTTTTCTGGTTGTGCTCCTGTAGGTCCTTCCTCAAAAGGATCTAATGGAGCAGGAACTCCAGTTTTGTTGCAGTCATCCAAAGGATTGTTTTCAATATATTGAACGTACTTATCGTTAGCATCTCGTTTCAAAATTTCATCTACACGTTTGTCATACCAAGCAATAGGAATACCAATATCCAATGACTTCAAATACTCTTGCTTATACAGGTAGAGTAGTTCGTAACTAAGATATGTTGGGTTATTGATTTTGGGTAATTGATCTAAAAAATAACGTAGTGTACTTTCTTCTCGCAAACGTTCCTGTTGATTTTGTAGAATATTTTTATCTCGTCCTAAGACGAGTACTTTTACTGAGATCCCCATACTCTCGGCGATAGTGCAAAACTGCACGACGTTTGGACAACGAAAGGTCCCTTGAGATTTTATGCCGAGGGGGATACTAATTGATGTAAAGAAATATTCACTTCTAGACCAGTCAAAGGTTCGCAAGGTATCAGGGTCTTTCCAATACTCCGCGAAGGGTTCGGATAATCGGTGTGCCTCCCAATAGTTTTTGAGAAGCGTTTTCCACCCAAAGACATCCTCGTGTAGCGATAAGATTTTTGACCATAGATGGTTGCCCGATCCTTGAGGTCCAATAAGTACAACGAGGGTCTTCATGTAATATCGTAATCCCTTACTAATTATAACATATAAATATTGTGATAGTGGTATATACCACTTTTTGATGCTACATAGCACCGATATAAATGACAGCTCCATCAATAAAAGTAAAGCGATCTAGTATCGCGGGAAAGGTACCGCATTATCCCAGTACTATTGATGTAGGGGAATTTGCAATCAACACCACGGACGGTAAAGTCTTTATCGCCGCAGGACAATCTGGTGTTGGTGTTGGTGTTACTGTAAGAGAAGTTGGTATATCAACCGAGCACGTATTATCGTCCGGTATTGGTACTTTTGGAGACGAGACTGTTGTAGTTGGTGCAGCACAGACTCAGTTTCTAGTTAGAGGAAATGGTCGGGTTGTTGGTATTCTAACCGTAGGAAGCGGTAGTGTAACCCTCAACGACAACAGCGTAAATGTTGGCGCAGGTACAACAATACTTACCAGTGGATTTCAGATTGGTGGTAATGGAGTATTTGTTCACTCAACTGGATATAATGTAGGTAATACCTTTGTTCACAACGCAGGTCTTACTGGATCTGGTGCAAACCTAACAGGTATTGTAACCTGCTTTGGTCTGAATATAACTGGTAATGGTCTTTCTGGCAACATAAACTCTACTGGTATAAGCACTATATCAGGGTTTACGTTCCCCTCAAGCGACGGGAGTGAAGATCAGGCACTGGTTACTGATGGAAATGGTTCACTATCTTTCAAGACACTCTCAGGTGGTGGAGGTGCTGTAGGTGGTGCTACAAGTATTAGTACGTCTAATATTGAAGCAACCCAAGGACAAACTGCATTTACTGCGCCCAATGTTTTTGATGACGGTGTACAGGCAACTACATTCTCTGTACAGGTAAGTATCAATGGTGTCAAACAAAGATTAGGTGCTTCTAATGATTATCAATTATCAGCACCGCAAACAGTAACTTTCAATTCTGGACTTACCGCAGGTGACAATGCACATATCAATGTCTATTTTGGACACACTTTAGAAGAAGAATTTTTTACATCAACACAGAACCAAACAACATTTACTCTTGCTGGTAATCTTGCTGCCTCTAAAAACTATAGAGTTTTTCTAAATGGAGTCAGGCTTAGAAGAGATATTGACTATCAGGCATCTGCTGCTGTTGTTTTGACTGAAGCTTGTCTTGATGGTGATGAGGTTGATATTTGTTCGGATCAAGCAGAAGACCAACTAACTGCTACTACTGGTCAATCATCATTTGCTCCATCAAACTCCGATACATCTTCGGAAAATATGGAAGTATATTTGAACGGTGTCTTATTACAAAGATCAGTTGATTGGAATATTGGCAACCCTGCTATAACAATTATCAACCCCATAACTGGTCTAGATGTAGGTGACGAGTTGGATGTTGTCGTAAGACGTTCATAAATAAAAGAAAGTCTTGATATAAATGGCGAACCCATCCACAAGACAGGAGTTGGTCAACTACGCCAAACGGCAACTTGGTGCTCCGGTTCTTGAAATCAATGTTGCCGATGAGCAAATTGAAGATCTGATGGATGATGCCATTCAGATTTATCAAAACCGCCATATGGACGGTGTAGAATTGATGTATCTAAAGCATCAAGTCACACAGGATTTTCTTGATGCAATTCAAGCTAAAGCACTCGATAAGAGTACTGGTATCACTACCACCACCGCTAGTGCAAATATTACTGGAATTGGCGTCACCACCTTTAGTTATGAGGAGAACCAGAATTTCATCCAGATTCCTGACGCGGTTATTGGGATCGAAAGAGTTTTCAAACTGGACAATCGTCTGATCTCGACGAACATGTTCAACATCAATTACCAAATGGCGTTGAATGATGTGTATTTTTTCAGTTCAATGGAACTGCTTGGATACACAATGACTAAGAGATATCTGGAAGATTTGGATCATATCCTACATCCAGAAAAACAGATTAGATTCAATCGTCGTCAAGGTCGTCTGTACTTGGATGTTGATGGCAATAGTATGCAGGCTGGAGATTATCTAATCATTCGTTGCTACAGAGTTCTCAACCCAAATGACTATACTAAAGTATATAATGATCCTTTCTTGAAAAAATACTTTACTGCATTGTGTAAACGGCAGTGGGGACAAAACCTAATCAAGTTCCAAGGTGTCAAGTTGCCAGGTGGAGTTGAACTCAACGGTAGGCAAATGTATGAAGATGCTCTTGGCGAAATTGAGAAACTTGAGGAAAGGATGACCTATGAGTATGAACTTCCTCCTCTTGATCTTATTGGATAATGGCACTAAATCCCTTCTTTCAGCAAGGCACTGTAGGTGAGCAAAGTCTTGTACAAAATCTCATCAATGAACAGATCCAAATATATGGGGTGGAGTTTGTTTATCTGCCCAGATATTTTGTAAATATAAAAAATATAATGCGGGAGGTTACAAGTTCTGAGTTCAAGAACTCCTTCCCGATTGAAGGGTATATTGAATCCTATGAAGGATTTGATTCTGGATACAATCTGCTTACAAAATTTGGGGTGAGAACCACCGCAGAGATGAAGATTGTTATCTCTCAGGATAGGTATACAAACTATATTACACCGCTGATTGCAGGAAGAACTGGTTTATCGAAAGATCCTACTCGTCCTCTAGAAGGAGATCTTTTATATTTTCCATACAGAGATCTTCTGCTGGAAATCAAGTATGTTGATGATATCAGCAACTTCTATCAACTACGGAAGAACTATTCATATACTCTAACATGTGAACCGTTCGAGTATGAGGATGAAGTTATTGATACTGGAATCACTGTCGTAGATGATGATTTTGCTACGGCAGGATACAACGCTACCTTGAGACTGGTCGCGGTTGGTAACACTGCATCTGCAATTACCAGTCTACAAACAGGTATCCGTTCTATCACATTGGTGGACGGTGGTACTGGATGGACTGCTGATCCTCCAGTGAAGATTGCTCCTCCCATAGGAGGAGGAACAACAGCAACTGTTGTTGCTATCACTAGCGTTACCTCAGGATTTGGTCGCCGTAGAATTAGCGAACTTTATATTAGTAATCCAGGTACTGGTTATACAAGCACCCCTTCCATCCAATTCCTTCCTGAAGATGGTAATGGTATTGGTGGTGCCGCACAAGTCTCTATCTCTACAACAGGTGGTGTCGGTGTTGTTACCGTTACCTCTGGTGGTAGTGAGTATGTTGTTCCTCCCACGATTACCTTCTCTGCACCTCCCGGAGCAGGTCACACTGCTAAAGGTTATGGTGTTCTTGGAGCCAATAGGAACCTTCAATCTATTCGTATTACTGACGCTGGCAGTGGTTATACCACTGTACCCACTATTCAAGTTTCTGCTGCGGGAACCGTTGGTGTTGGAACATTCTCTTATGGAGAAGTTATTACTGGACAATCTACTCTTAGCACAGCATTTGTTACCTCTTGGAATGCTTCCAGTTTGACTTTGACAGCACGCAACATCAGCAATGACTTCCAAGTTGGTGAATTGATCGTTGATAATGAGGGTTCTGCATATCGTCTAAATACTATTGACTATGATGATACTGAAGACGAGTTCAACACTGGAGACGTAATTCAGATTGAGTCAGACGGTATTTTAGATTTTACAGAGAAAAATCCATTTGGTGAAGTGTAATGATTGGTAATTATTTTTACAATGAGACTATTCGGAAGACTGTAGTTGCATTCGGCACTCTGTTCAATAATATCACTATCAAAAAATATGCTAGTGATGGAAAATCTATTAGTCAAATAAAAGTTCCTATTGCATACGGACCTATCCAAAGGTTCCTTGCCCGCATTGAACAACAATCAAACTTTGATGACAACATAGCGATTTCTTTGCCTCGCTTGTCATTTGAGTTGTCTTCATATACTTATGATGCTACTAGAAAAGCATCTCCAATTCAAAAGTTTACTATGAAATCTCCGTCTCAAAAGACGAAGATCAAAAAAATGTTTCTACCAGTCCCATATGATGTGGGATTTAGACTTAGTTTTGCGACTAAGTTGCAAGATGACGCTTTGCAAATTATAGAACAAATTTTACCATTTTTTCAACCTGCATATAACGTAACAGTAAATATGCTAGAAGGTGTGGAAGAAAAGAGAGATATTCCTTTTACTCTATCAAATGTATCTTTTACTGATGAGTATGAAGGTGATTTTTCAACTCGTAGATTCATTCAATATGATCTTGATTTCGTAGCAAAAACTTACTTTTATCAAGAAGTTCCTACGGACGAAAATGGAATCATCAAAAAAGTTCAAATCGATTACTCTACCGCTGTCCGCGCTCCAAGGGAGCAACGGTACACTGTTGTTCCACAAGCCGCCAAAGATTATAATGATGATGGCACAGGGTCTCTTGCCGCCGCCCTCAATCAAAAAGCAACACTCGTAAAAGTTACATCAGGATCTTCTTTCACTGTTGGAGGATTTATTCAAATCAACAGTGAAGTTATGAAGGTCAAAGAGATCTCCGGTAACGACTTGATTGTCATGCGTGGACAGTTTAGCACTGCCAATGGTTTGCATGCTAGTGGAGATAGTATCGATTTAGTCAACTCAGTTGATTCAGATATTGTTGATTATGGGGATACCTTTGGATTCTCAGAGACCAGATCTTTCTTTGATGCAGATGGTCTTGAATTTAGTCCTGTTTCTGGTACTGATTTGTGAAGAAAAACTTTGATGCTATTGATAAAGCACTAGATGTAAAGTCTGAGATTGTTAGTGAGACAAAAGAAATCAGTAAAAAGATCAAGGAAAAACCAGATGCTCCTGATCTAGATTATGAATATTCTCGTGCTCAACTGTATAATCTTGTAGAAAAAGGACAAGAAGCAGTAAACGGTATTCTTGATGTGTGTATGGATACACAACATCCTAGGGCATATGAAGTTGCTGGACAGTTGATCAAACACGTTGGTGATGTAACTGATAAGATTGTTGATTTGCAAAAGAAAATGAAGGATCTGAAAGCAGAAGATGGTCCTAAAAACGTTACTAATAATGCTTTGTTTGTAGGTAGCACAAGTGAACTACAAAAGATGATCAAAAAAGGTCTGCTAAATAATACCGATAAGTAGTCTTCCAGATGAATTATACTTATAGATTGCCTATTTTTGAAGCACCTGGTGATGCGTTCGCTAAGATGAGCGACGATCAGTTCGCCGACTATAAGCAAAAGAATCCTGGTGGGGCAGATAAAGCAGATAGAGTACGTAAGCAGGCGCAAGCACGTGCCAATAAATCCAACACATCCACAAAAAAAGGTGGTCCTCTTGCCAAGCGTGGCAGTAATTCACAAGGCAGTCAGTCTAATAAGGGTGGTGCCCTGGTAAAAAGACAACCAGGTGCTTTAGTAAAATCAGATAATGTAAGTAAGGCAGTAGACATGGGTGTGGTGGACGTGAAAGTCCGTGATGTAACTCCTGAAAAGAAAATTTCTGGTTCTGGGAATACTAAAGGTTCCAGTTCTAGTTCTAGTTCTAGTTCTGATAGTTCTGGAGGTCAACGCCGTCCTCCATCAGGCGCTGGTAAAAAAGACATGACAAGACAAAAAGGTGGTCCTCTTGCCAAGGTTGACGGTAAAAAACCAGGCACCCAGAAACCAAAAGGTAAGGGTGGGATGAAACTTAGATCAAAAGCACATCTGGCCGCAAAAGCAATTGGGTGGGCAGCAGGAGTAGCAAGAGATACTATTGGTGGTACTGTTGGTGCATTTGGAAAATCTTCTTGGAAAGAAGGTATTACTTACCAACAGTATGTTGACACTGTTGTTCCTATCTTAGAATCTG